CTCCGGGGAGCTGACCGAGGTCCCCCCGACCTGGCCTGAGCTGGCGCTGGGGGAACCAGCGGAGGTCCCCCCAGCGTGAACAGCCCTCGTCATCGGAGCACCCAGCCCAGCGCGCACGCCACCGCCGGCAGGCCCACGAACACCCAGGCCAGACAGGCCAGGACCCAGGTCCGCCAGCCGAACGCATACTGAACGCGCGCTGGCGTCCGGTATCCGGACACTCTCGTCCGGCGCTTCACGTCCAGCACCGGTTCCGGCTCGGCGGCACGTACCGGTGCGGCCAGCACGCGGCCAGCGGTACCTCCCGGGTCGGCGCGTCCGGCATCCCGAGCGGACGGACCACCAGGAGGTCCCCGCCCTCACGCGCCAGCCGCTCGATCACGCACTGGGGCGTGTCCGGCGTGGGCCAGCCACCATCGATCAGCAGGACCGTGTGCTGGCCCTCGGGCTGGCCCAGCACCGGCGGCGCGTACGGCTGAGGGTCGAACCCACGGAACAGGTCGTCCCGGAGGTAGCCCGGACAGAAGAACCGGCCCCCGAACGACCGGGAGTTGTGCCCGGCCCAGAAATTGCGGCCGTGGACCGCACAGCTTCTCAGTATCGCCTTGGTCACGCTGTCCTCACCTTCCCCTTGGCCCGCCGGGTCTTGGCCCCGGTGGAGCTCGCTCGTTTGCGCTCGTTGCCAAGCGCGGCCCCGGTCACAGACGCACAAAGCTGACAACTGGGCCGGATGTTCTCGCGCCGGTACGTCCCGCCCCGGCAACCCGGGATGATCCGGTCCACCGTCACCGTGTCGATGGTCAACAGCCGCCCGCACCGGTAGCACCGGCACGCGGGCTCGCCCTGACCGAATCGGGTGTCCAGCCGGATCTCGGTCCCGTTGCCCAGCCGGACCACCAGAACATCCAGGTTCGCCCGGTAGGTCTCCACCAGCCAGGCCCGGCGGCGCTGTCTGTCCGTCACGCTCCCCCGGGCGTTGCCGTTCGTGGTGCCACGTCGCGCCACCGGGACGGATACCGCCTGGTCAGGGGACTGAACCTCGGTCCCCCCGGTAAGGGGGAGGGTCAGCGACCGGCCGTTACCGCTCATCACTGGCTGTCCAGGAAGCGCGGCGTGTTCTTGGCACCCTGGCGGCCTTTGCCGCGCGGAGCCCGGCCCTTGATCCGGCCCACGTGCCAGTGCCCGCACTGGTTGCACCAGTAGGTGTTCGAGCGCGACCGGCTCCAGCCGGACGAGGCAATCAGCCCTTGCCGTTGCTCCTCGGCGGCGGCCTGGGTCGCGTGCCGCTTCTTTCGGCCGCACTTGGCCAGGTAGCCGGCGCTCACGCGGACCACGCTCGGGCGTGCGCGTCGCTGGCCTTCTTGCTCGCCTTGGCCAGCGCATCCACCAGCTTGGTCACGCTCAGGTTCGGGTCCGTGCGCCCCTCGCGGTGCGCCTGGACCAGCTTGTCAACCGCGAACAGGAACCCCAGCAACGCCAGCCGGGCCTTCTCGGTCTTCTCGGCTGAACGGTCCAGCGCGGCGAGCTGGTCGCCCAGCGCCGTGATCTCCTGGCCGTGGTGCTCGCACGAGCCGGACCGGCTCATGGCCTCCCGCACCGCGTGGTCCTTGTCCACCCGCACGTGGGCGATCTGGTCCCGGACGTACTCGATCTCGTTGGCCAGGTCGACCACCTCGGGCATCAGGCCCGGTGCCTCGCGCACGATCTTCCGTGCGCTGTCGCGGACCGTCAGCGGGAGAACCTGGAACAACACACCCGGCCCGTCGTACAGCTCGTCCCGCTGGTCCAGGTGGCGTCCGCCCGGGTGCGGCTCGCGCTCGGCGCATGTGCTTCGCTGGCACGTGGCCCGGTGGTTCGGGTTGCTCGGGTCGTACGTGGTCCTGGTCATCCTCGCTGTCCCTTCAGCTTCTCGCGGGCGGCCTTGCGGATCTCGGCCACCAGCTCGATCACCTCGGGGTCCACCGGCTCCGCGCGCCAGCCATCGGCCAGGGAACTGAATCGAACGGCCCCGGTCGCCCAGACGTGCATGTATGCCTCGAACAGGGCCTGGCGGATCGCGCCAGCCTTGCCTCGATCCCCCTTCAGCTCGCTCCAGCTCTCCACCTGTTCGAGCGTCATGCCCACGAGGTAACGGGCGTCGCACTCATCGCACAGCCCCAGGAAGTGGTTGGTGTCCGCGCCGGGCCGGTAGTGCCCGCGCTCTCCGATGATCTTCAGTAGCGTCTCGGTCGTCATGGTCCGATCCTAACAGTCATGGCGGTAAGGTTCAAGAGCGAGCGGCCCGGAGCCCGGAGACCCCGGGCCGCTTGTCACTTCAATGTCAAGAAACCCGGGGCAAGATCCGGCACTCCGGGGAGGTGAGGGCCATCTCCAGCCCACCGGCCAGGTACACCACGCGGCCCAGCTCGATCCGGTCCACCCGGTGGCACGCGCCCATCAGAACCAGCACGTCCGTAACCCGGAGGTCCGCCGTAGGGATTCGAACCGCCTGGACGGAGCGCTCATACAAGGTCAGCCCGTCGTCCGGCTCACTGGACACGCTCGATCACCTCCGTGGCGTCCGGGTCCGCCAGGGAGCTGGGTCGCGTGATGACCTCGGTCTCGTCACCGTACCAGCCCCGGCCCGGCGAGACCGGGACCTCCCGGGGAGGCAGGGGCACGGCCACGCGCTGGTCCTCGTTCCTCGGCTCCGCCACGTAGCCCAGCGGCTCCTCGTACCTCAGCTTGCGCACGACGTACGGCAACGGGCTCCCCGGACCAGGATCGTGGACCACCTCCGGCTCGCGCACGGCCGGGATCGGCTCGGTCAGGTCCAGGCCCCGGTCTGGGTACATCGGCGGCGCGAGCGGCGGCCGGTCCTCGTACGCCGGGGAGGTGGGCACCGGCTCGCCCGGTAGATCGGCCAACCTGGCCCGCACGTAGTCCGGCACCGGCTCACCACCGAAGTTGACCGCGCGCCCGGTCAGGTAGGCGTCCAGGAGCCCGGCTGCCGCGTTCTGCCAGGCGTTCAGCTCGGCGTGTTCGGAGATGGTCTCGCGGCGCTCGCGCTGTGCTTCCCGGGCGGCTCGGTCCGCCACCACGGCGCGCTCGCCCACCATCCCGAGCACGTGGACCGCCAGGAGCCCGGCCAGGGTCGCGCCCATCAGGCACGCCACCAGCTCGCGCACGCTGAACCCGGGCATGGTGAACATGTACGCGGTCCCGGCGGCGCTGGCGGCCGTTGACAGGCCCACCACCACTACCGAGGCCCGCGACGGGCCGAACTGTGTACGCTCGCTGTGCTGGCTCATCGTCGGCATCCTTCCTGTTCGGTTGGCGGCCCGACCCCTCCCCGGGGCCGGGCCGTTGATCGTCTATCGGTCTACAGCGGGAACAACTCGTCCAGGAGCGCGGTCACGTGCCGCTCGCGCACGATCGAGCCTGCCCGGGTGAGCCCGCCACCGTCACGGATCATCCCGGCGTCCTTCAGCTCCGCCCAGACCGCCGGATCCGGGCAGTACACCCGCGAGCCCACGCGATTGGTGCCGGTACTCATCAGCACGACCTTGGCTTCACGGCTGAGGATTGGTCTGCTCATCGGTTCAACCTTCCGCTTGTCGTTATGACTTCCAGGTTGCACGTTACCGTCATGGCTGTTAGGTTGGCAATAGCCCCGGCGGTCAGGATCGGGGAGGTAGGAGGAACGATGCGAGCAACAGTCCAGAACGACAGGTCCGAGCGCGTGATCACGGTGGAGGTCTCCGGCGCGCCGTACCTGGACGTGACCGAGAACTGGCACCACAAGGACCGGACGATCCGCCCGGACTATGTGGAGATCATCCTGGTGGACGGGGAGTTCTCCCGGTTCATCGCCAGCGGGCCATTGCTGAAGGGCAACGGTGAACCGGGCCGGGTCCGGGCCACCTGGAAGTGCGCAGCCAGCGGCGCGCGGTTCGAGCGGCACACGCTGGACAAGGCCCCCGAGTGGGTCCAGCTCCTCGTCCGCGAGGCCCCGGCCGGAGTGACCTCCTGGGGCCAGCGCGCCGAGGTCCCGGCGTGAGCTGGGAGCTGGTCCTCCAGATCATCGTCCTGATGCTCACGGCCACGCTGTGCGTCGCGGCGCTACGCGGCGGCCCCCAGAACCGGGACAAGCGATGATCACCGTGGAGGTGGGCGGCAACCTGGGCCTGGCCCTGGTCATCGCGGCCATCGGCCTGTGCATCTGGGCCTGGCGTCGCCGGTAGAGGTTGACACTTCACAGTCAATGCTGTAATGTAGATGGGCTGGGGGAGGGACCTCCAGCGGAAAGGATCGACGTGACCAAGCGGACCGAGCACCTGGGCCACCAGACCGGCGGCTCCTCGGACAAGCACCTCAGCCCCCAGCGCCCGTACACCGGCGACGGGCGTACCACGCGCCAGCCGCACGATCAGGTGGTCGTGGAGCACCGCAACGCGGACGGGTCCAAGAGCTGACCGCTCCGCCCATGAGACGAGGCCCCTACCGGGCGGGTAGGGGCCTCGCCGCGTACAGCGGCCGTTCTGGCGGGCCTATCGGATCTGGCCCGCGTTGCGCGTGAGCGCGGTCGGGGCCGGGTCGGCCGCCGGGGTCACCTGGGGCCGGATGCCGAACAGCGCGAACGCGGCCAGGATGATCCCGCCCAGACCCGTCACGGCCGCCTCGGACCAGTGGAGCCCGTACTCCGCGAACAGCGCGGCCAGCGCGCTCACGGCGGCCACGAACAGGCCCGGAGCCCACGGCCTGGTGGTCAGCGCCGTGACGATGCCGGTCAGCGCGCCCACGGCCGCCACGGCCTGGCCGGTGCTCAGACCGTCCAGCTCGAACCCGGCCAGCCAGGTCAGCACCGCGCCGATCAGCGCGATCCAGAGCGCGGGCTCACGACCGAAAATCCTGATCTGTCCCATCCTGTCTCTCCCCTTCCCTATTGCCCCGGCCTCATGCCGGGGGAGCGCCAACCCCCTCGATCAGTACCTCGCGGAACGCGGCGGCCACCGCGTCCTTGGTCACATTCAGCTTGGGCGCCAGCGCGGCGGCCAGCGCGTCCTCGTCCACACCGTCCTGGGCCAGGATGGCCCCCAAGATCGTAGACTCGTTGACCGGCCCACCGAGCACCGCGCGCAAGATGTCCCGGGCGTTGCGCATGGCCCGCTTGTCACCATCATCAGCGCTGAGGTAGGGGTCCACGTCCTGGCGCGTGGCGTGGTATGCGCTCCAGAAGAACGCTGACACTCCGCTCTGGGCCGCGTTGATCATCTCAGCTCTGAGCCAAGTCTTATCGGCAGCGTCCAGCACGTCTCCTCCTGATCCGGCTCGCACTGAGGCGAGCCCTAGCAAGCCTGTCCAGTTGTCGGCGGTCTGGGTGTAATCGCCCGAAAAATGGGCGTGCTTGTTGTGCTTGTTCGCGCCGGTGTACGTCCGGGTCCGCCAGCCGTCCGTCCGGCTCCAGATCCGGCCCTTGTAGATGATGTACCGGAACGGAATGTACCCCCCGGCCCTCGCCTTTCGGACGAGGTGCTGGACCACCAGCTCCATCCAGTCCGTGCCCGAGCCCGGGACCAGGTCGCGGTCCACGTCGATGGCGCGAACCTCGTCCAGCGAGTCCCCGTCCTTGTACTCCGCGCGCCCGGTGCGGTCCGGGTTGTGGCCAGAGGCCGAGGTCTGGTGAGCCTGGTCCCCGATCGTGCCGTCACTGGTCTTGTCCCGGTCCGGGAACACGCTGTTGAACTCAGCCCGGACCGTGCCCAGGCCCCGCGTCAGCACCCACGCCACTCAGACCACCTCGCCCTGGCCCAGCTCGCTCAGGTCCAGCGTGGTGGTCGCCCAGTCGGTCTGTCGCGGGTCGTCCCACGGGTCATCGATGACCGGCCCCAGGTGGTCCTCGGGGTCCTCGTCCGGGTCGTCCGCGTGCGCGTCGGTCCCGTACGTGACCCGGTCGTCCAGCTCGTCCATGCCTTCCCTCCTCCCCTCGCGTCACTTTACAGTAACAGCTTCACGGGGTCAGTTCATCGACGCCGGGAACGTCGCGTCCGCGCGGCCTTGCGCGCCATCCGGCTCCGCTGGGCGTGCGTGACGCCAGCGTTCGAGATCCGTGCGGCGGACCGCTTGCTCATGCCCTTACGGCGGAGCGCCCGGTACGCCCGGTGCCGCGAGCGCGCCACGTAGCCCTTCCGGCCGCCAGCGCTGGAGACCATCTCCACCACCTCCTCCAGCCCAGTGTCTACCCGGCCCAGAACGCCAGGAAGCCCCGGCCACCTCTCGGTGCCGGGGCTTGCCAGGGTCTCGGCTCAGAACGCCATCCGGAGGGCCTGGCGGGTCTGGCGACGGAAGCGGCGGTTCAGGGTCCGCTTCACGTGCCGCACCTCGCCCCGGTCCCAGCACAGCTCGCGCCGGTGCTCGATGGCGTCCACCTCCAGGCCGCTCTTGGTCGTCGGGCGGACCGGCAGGGTGTCAAGAGTGATCATCTCTCGTGTGCCTCTCTGTGTAGTTTTCAACCGGTTCAGGGGCTGTCCCCCTCACACGGACTACATTACAGGCTTGACTGTGAAGTGTCAACACGAAACAAGCCCCCGGGGAGGCGAATCCCCAGGGGCCTGCCCCGCACCGGTCAGCGTCGGATGGCGCGCTCTGCGTCCGCCAGTGCCGCACCCTCGATCAGCCGGACCCCGATCATCCGAGCCTCATCCGGGCTCATCGGGCGGTCCGGTACGGTGGCCGAGACCTTTCCCGTGGTCGGGTTAGCGACCACGCTCGTGTCGTCCCCGAGGATGTCGGCTTCGAACGCGCCGCCGGAAACTTCAGTCCAGCGGGTGTACGTACCCCGTATCAACAATCAACTCCGATCATCCGCATGAACCAGTCGGCCGCCGTGCCCACACCGGTCCCACCGGCACCGCGCCGCCCGGTGTACTTCTCGGCCACGGCCGCCACCATCGCGTGCTCCAGGCTCGGGTACCACTCGCCCACGTCCGGCTTCCCGGCCGCCGTGCCCTCGGGGACCGCCTGGACGTACCCGTACAGCGGGCGGCCCGCGTACTCGCCGGTGAACCCGTGGTCCGTGCCCTTGTAGAACGTCCAGCCCGCGAGCGTGGCCAGCTCCTCGTACCTCATGATCCGTTGTCCTCCCTGTTCGTGATGCCCTTGCTGATGATGTCCGCCAGCTCGATCTCCCGGCCGCGCCAGGGTGAGCCGTGCCGGATGTCGATGCCGTTCTCCTGGAGCACGGCCAGCGCCCAGTACGCGGTCTCGTCCCAGGCGTGCTGGTCCATCGTGGCGAAGCTGGCGTTTGAGCCGCTGTACTGGGAGCCCTCGTCCTGGCTCCGGTCCATCCTCATCCGCCAGACCCTCGGTCTTGGCCGGACGCCGGGCGGTTTCTCCTCGGTCAGCTCGGCCCACACCCGGCCCACCTTGGTCACGCGTGCCGGGATGTACCGGTCCTCGGGCTTACGCCGCCCTCGCATGTCGTTCGCGCTCCGGCGCACCATCACCGGCTGACCCTCGGTCAGCTCCCCCAGCGCTGGCCGGGGTCCGTATCGCGTCGTCATGGCAGCAACATTACCGCGATGACTGCAAGGTGTCAACCTTGACGTTATAGCGTCAACGTTGACCCAGCGGGGAGAGACCGGTGGAGGGCATCGCGCCCACCGGCTCCACGAACGTCCCGGAGCCCCGGTGCTGGTCCGCCCAGAGCGCCATCGCCACCGCGTCGCCACGGTCGGGCGAGCGGCCCAGCCGCTCCACCACCTTGTCCTTGGTCTCCACCTGGATCTTGGGAGGTAGCCCCGTGGTCACGGTCCAGGTGGGCGTGGTCAGGTCCGAGATCATCAGGTCATCCGGGGGGAGGGCCAGGGTCGGCTCGAACGCGGGCTCCAGTAGCTCGCGCAGATGCCAGTACGCGGCGCTCCGGACGTTGGCGAACCCGAACTTCCCGGACCGGTCCCGAGTCGGCGCGCGCCCGGAGCCGGTGTACGCCAGGGGCCGCGCGCCCAGCTCGCGGAGCCGGTCGTACACGCCAGCGCCGAGCCCCACCACGTCGATGATGGCCCGGCCGTCACGGGCCTGGACCAGGGCCACGGTCGCCATCGTGTCGCGCCGCCGGTTGGCCTCCAGGGTCACGGCCCAGCCGTCGCGCCCGGCCAGGACCGTCTCGTCCCCGCCCCGGCCCACGTCCACGCCGGTCCACAGCGGCCCGCCGGGGCTCGGCCGCCCAGCCCGGTCCCAGACGTGCCACCGCTCGATCGCGGCCTCCAGCCAGGCCAGCGGGATCACGCTGTCCTCGTCCGACGCGTGGAACTCGCCCAGCACGCGGTTGTGGTAGATCGCGCTGTCCACGCCCCACTGGCGGGCTCGTTGCTCGGCCCAGGCCCGGGAGATCCTGCCTCCCCGGATGGCCTCCTCCAGCGTGACGTGGCGGACCCACCAGTCCTCGAACCCGGGCGCGCGCCGGTGGATGTCGTAGAAGCGGCCCGAGGGCGGCCCCGGCGTGCTCATGGCGAACGCGTACGCGTTGTCCCCGGTGTCCGGCCCAGCGTTCGAGAACGCGCCCTCGATCGAGTCCCAGGTGGCTGGCGGGACGATCTTGGCCTCATCGATCAAGTACAACAGCTCGCGGGCGTGCGCGCCCTCGATCCGCTCCGGCTGGTTCGAGGCCACGGCAGTAGCCGCGCCGTGGTTCAGCTTCAGCCGGAGGTCCAGGAGTTCCCGGCGGGGGTCGTACGGCGCGCGGCCCAGCGCCGTGAAGTCGATCCGGTCGGCCCACTTGTGGATCTCCGGCCAGAGGTAGACCTCCAGGTGACGCCACGCGCTGGCGGTCGTGATGATCTTCCAGTCCAGCCCAGCCAGGTCTCGCGTGGTGGCGAACCAGTTGACCAGGACCGCGCCCTTGAACGACTTCCCGAGACCGTGCGGGCCTCGGACGGCAACCCGGCGCTTCACGGGGAGGGCGTCCAGGACTTCCGCCTGGTAGTCCGCGAACCGCACGCCGGGTAGGCACTCGTCCGCCCAGGCTACCGGCGACGCCATCCACCTGGACAGCCGGGTCCGGCTGAGCACCTTCCCGGCCAGGTCCACGATCATTTCTCGGTTCCGCTCCCCAGCGCGGTCACGTCGATGTTGGACAGGTGGCGCGTGATCAGCTCCGGGACCTTGCGCTCCTGGTCCGGGGTCAGCTCCAGCCCGGCCAGGATGAGCGTGATCCGCCCGGCCACGATGTCACCCCACTTCTCGGCCAGGTTGGTCAGCCGCTCGGAGATGCCCATGTCGTGCGCGGTCTTGGCGAACCGGACCACGCGGTCACGCTCGGCGGCCTCCAGCGCCACCAGCGCGCGGACCTCCTCGCTCTGGGCGTAGATCGTCCCGTCCTTGCCAGCCGCGCCGTACTTGTACCCGATCAGGCCGCTGGCCTGGACCTCGCCCTCCGGGTCGAACCCCTCGCGGTCCGGCTCCGGCGGCGCGTCGCGGGCCACTTGTTGGCGCAACAGCTCGCTGTACGCGGCCAGCCGGAGCCAGGTCATCTGGAGCGTGCCCAGCACGGCCATCCCGGGCTCGATCCGGTCCCCGGCCGCCGCTTCCCCGATGGCGGACCAGGCCGTGATCCGGGCCTGGCCCTTGGCCTTCAGCACGTCCGCCCGGTGTCCGCCGTGCGTCTTGCAAGCGTCCGTACCCCGGATCGCGCCAGCGTGGCACGGACCTCCGCCCTGGCGGAAACTCCGGCTCTTGGTGCATTCGAGCCGTCCGTGGTCCTCGCACCACCGGGCGTTCCCCGGGTTGTTGTTCGGACCCAGCCGTGGCCCGGGGTTACCAACCATGACGCCATCCTATCCGGGATGCCCCCCAACTACAGACCAGGAGGGCGCAAGCACCGAGGCCCGGCCAGGGGACGGGGAGGTCTTCAGGTCAACCTGGCCGGGCCTCGGGCTGGGCGGCCCCCACGTTCCGGATCAAGGGGCCGCGTGCTCAGGGATCAGTTGGGCGGCACCACGGCCGACACCTTGCAGTCCCCGAACGCCTGGGTGATCACGAGATCAATCGGGACCTTCTTGCCGTTCCGGATGATGTAGATCGCGCACATCAGGGTGGACGGGCCGGTGATGTGCTCCACGGTCATGTTCACGACGTGGCCGGGCTCTACCTCCACGCACTCGGTGAAGATACCCCAGGTCCCGCTACGGGGACCCTTCTCGCGCCGGGGCGTGGCCCACTTGTACCTCAGCTTGCGCTTGGGATCGCTCACGAAGTCGAAGCACACGGTCCGCGCGTTGCGGCCGCTCGTCTCATCGCCTTCACGGACTTCCTCCCAGCTCCGGGGGCCTCTCCCCCGTACCCCTCCACTTTACAGGAAAGACTGTGATGTCTCAACCCCAGGGGAGGAGAGGCCCCCGTCCGGTCACGCGCGGAACTGGACCCGGCGACGCCGGGCCAGCGCGTACAGGAGTGCACCGGCCCCGAGCGCGCACGCTCCGGCCAGCGCCAGCCAGAGCGTGGTGGAGGAGCCGGTCACGGGCAGGGTTGGCACCGGCGCGGCGCTCTCGGTGGGCTTCAGCGGGTTGGCTTCGCAGCCGACGCCGACTACCCCCCTGTCCCCTCCGGACAGACCGTCCAGATCCCACGGATCGCGGTCGTCACTGACCAGATCCACGCGGTACTTGACCTCTCCGCACGAACGGTCCTGATCGCCAGGGAAGTCCTTGCACAGGTTCTCCCGGGTTCCGGTGTAGAGGTACGCCTGGCAGTCCTGGGGCTTCGGCGTCGCGGTCTGGGTCGGCGCGGCCGTGGGCGTGGCGCTGGCGGTCGGCTCGGGCTCCGGGCACCCGGTGAACAGGACCGATCGGGTCCCAATCTTCAGGTTCGAGAACGTCACGGAGCCGCTGGAGCTGTTGCTCGCGTCGTACACCATGCCCAGCGTGCCCAGCTTCTCTCCGGCCGGGACCGTCAGCACGAGGTGGCCGGACTCGCTGGAGGCCACGGCCGGGCCGTACGTCGGCGCGTCGTTCAGCGTGTCGGCGTTGTTGACCTTGTACCCGAACAGCCGGACGGCCCCGGCCGCCGTGGTCGCACCGTCGTCCGTGGCGTAGTCCACGCCCACCAGGAGTTCGTTGTCCGCCGGGGCCTGGATCTCCAGGTCGAACGCGGCGAACTCCACGCCGGGGTCGATGCCCTCGGAGGGCTTGGTCAGCTTGGCGAAGTGGTCCGCCACGGTGGAGCCCGGCGGGGGTCCGCCGAACGTCACGTTCGGGTACGCGCCGGTGGCACCGCGCATCTTCCAGGTGGCCTCGCACACCGGCTCCGGCTGGGTCTCGGTGGCGGCGGCCGGGGCGGCCACGGCCACCAGCCCGGCGGCCAGGAGGCCCACCATCGTGGCGAGCGCGGCGGCCAGTCGGGATCTCATCGGGATGTCCTTCCGTCGATGGTCATTCGGTCGGGGCGGAACCTTACAGCATTGCCGGGGAGGTGGTCAACTGGCGAACAGCACAGCGGCGCTCACCAGGACCAGCGCGGAGCCCACCAGCACGGCCCAGAGCGCCCACGCCGGGGTCCGGCGTGGCCGGGGCTCCTCGGCCCACGGCGGCCGTCCCGGGCTCAGCCAGGGCCGCTCGTACGCGCCCGGCTCGTCCGGCCGGATCGGCGGGCTCGGCGGCGCTCCCCAGTCCGCCAGCGTCCGCATCGGGTCGCGCTGGGGCAACGGGTACACCGGGACCTGGCCCGGCTCGAACCGCTCGCGTCGGGTCTCCATCGTGGTCTCCTTCTTGATATTGAACTGTCAACTTTTGCTGTAACACATCGCCCAGTCGGTCCCGGGCGGGCTCACGTCCGCCAGGATCGGCACGCCGCGCCACTCGAACGAGAGCGCCTCCACCACGGCGCGGCCCACCTCCTGGACCTCGCCCACCGGCACGGAGAGCACGATCTCATCGTGGATCTGAGCCCGGAGCATCGGCAGGATGCGCGGGTCCAGCCGGAGGAGCCCGGTCATCATGATGTCCCGGGCCGCGCCCTGGCCCATCAGCGCCGGGCCTTGCGTGTGCGCCCGGTGCGGGTCCGGCCGCATCAGCCGTCCGAACCCGTTGTCCATGAGCGCGCCGCTCTCAGCCAGCGCCCGCACCTCGCCCTGCCACTGAACCAACCTGGGAAATCGCTCGTGCATCGACCGGTCGAACTGGCGGACCAGCGCCGGGTCCAGGTCGTTGTCCTGGCTGATGGCCTTGATCCCCCGGCCGTAGTTCCAGCCGTGACCGATCGGCTTGGCGATCTCGCGGAGCTTGGGGTCTCCGAACAACAGCCGCGCGATCTCGGCGTGCGGGTCCTCGGCCTCCAACATCCGGATATACGCCTGGTCCTGGCTGAGCCCAGCCACCGCGCGCATGTCCACCTGAGACAGGTCCGCCGAGATCAAGACCTGACCCGGATCGGGGAGCAGGACCGCCCGTTCGATGTGCCGGCCCCCGCGCTTACCCATCACGGTCAGGCCCGGCTCGGTCAGGCTCCAGCGGCCGGTGGCTTGCTTGAACGTCACCCGGGGATGGACCCGGCCGTCCGGCGTCATCGTGTGCTGGATGGTCTCGTACACCGTGCGCGCTGAGACGATCCGGTACACGTTCTTGGCGATCTCGCGGACCTGGGGGAGATGGGCGTACTCGGCC